AGCCTACGGCGCGCGCACACTTACACGCATACGCACACACGCGCACGCGCACGCGCCTATGCACGCACGCATGTACACGCGCGCGCGCGCATACACGCATACACACGCGCGCGATCCTATATTCTCCCGCGCGCACACACTCGCACACACGCGCGCATACACACATGCGCATATGCGCACACGCGCATACACGCATATGCGCGCATACACGCGCCCGCGCGCGCCTGCTCGCGCCCCCACCGGGGGGTGTGGGAAAGTGGGTGGTGTGACTCCCAAACGCACCTACACAAAAACACGAAAGAACGCCCTGAGGGCGTTCTGCTTTGTCCTGGATGGTTTTCCGGAGCGCCAACGGTCGCTCCGGCCGCCTAGGCGGAACCATCCTCACCGCGCGGACCTGGTCCGTTCCTGTTGCCGCTGTTGTTGCTCCCTAAACCTAACCAACGCGCTGGCGTTGGTTAGGTTTCCGTTGGACAGGCTTCCCGCTTTCCAGCACAAGCGCCTCTAGGAGCTTGCGCTATGGCCACGGTAGGTAGCGGTGTCACGAACTATTCCGTGGCCGCAAAGCCGCCATTTGGGCGGCTCTGCACGATCTCGATGTATCGCTCCAAGTACCACCTGGCCTTGCGCAGATCGGACAGTACGCCGTCGGACGTCCTGTCCTTCTTGCCGGCCCTCCGTATGTACTTGATGACGTTGCCGAGATGGAAACCCAGGCCCCATGCCTCGATGACCTTGATCGCTTCGTAGGGGTCGTCGGCGCCGCCGTAGTAGGACGGTCGCTCTGCTTCGATCCATTCGGCCTGCCCATCCCGGTACGATCCGGTCATGATTCCTGCTCCTCCAACCAACCGTAGCCGCAACCGCCGCAACGCCTGTGCAAATGCTCCCTTCCGTTCCACAAACAGTCCCTGTCCAGGCATCTGCGCGTAAGGATGCGCTCGCCTCCGCAGACCGGACAATCCGGTTCTGCCTTGCCGCCGAAGGTCACGTTCATGCCTCGATCTCCTTGACCAGGATCTCCGCGATCCTTTCCCCTGCCCTCCCGTCTCCGTATGCCCTGCGCCCATCGAGCAAGACATCGAGCGCGCATCGCAACTCTTCCGGATCATCCGGATCTACCAGCCTGACCGCCCCATTCCTGAGCAGCGCGACGCGCTCCGTGTACTTGCGCACGACCAGGCAGGGGATGCCAAAGTAGGCAGCCTCTTCCTGAAGCCCTCCGCTGTCCGTCACGACGACATCGGCTCCGCGAAGCTTCTCCAGGAACTCCCCGTGGTCCTGGATGGGCTCGATGTACCTGACGTTGGCACGGCCTTCCAGATCCTGCCCTCCCCACACCTTCCAGTTCGGGTGTTTGACGATCGTCACCTCCACTTCCGGATTGTCGGACGCAAAGCTTTCCAGCCTGTCGATCGCTTCCCGGATGCGCCTTCCCCAGTTCTCCCGTCTGTGGAGCGTCACGAGGACCCGGAACGGCTCGCGCGGCAGCGTGTCTATGATCGTGTTTCCGACGACGAAAACGTCGAAGTTTCTTGCGAAGAACCGGTCCCACGTCTCGTCCGGAGTCCTTAACGAAAACCATGCGTCCTCGCACACTTCTCGCGTCCAGATTTCCTGCCCGATCTCCCGCAGGACGTTGAGCGCGGCGTCCACGTCCGGGCAAAAGTGCCACTTCGCCATTGCCGTGATCATCCTCCGAAAGCCTTCCTCCGGAAAGGGCTCAGGACCATAGGTCCTGAGCCCTGCTTCGACGTGCGCCACGGGCACACACTCCAGCCAGGCGGCCAACGCACAAGCGAACGCCGTCGCGGTGTCGCCTTGCACGACGACGGCATCCGGCTTCTCGCCCGCTACATGGCCATGGAACGCTCGCACGCATTCGGAGATCCCGGAAGGCAATCCGCCGCCCCACGCGACCGCGCTTGCGGCGCGGTCGCGCACGAGATCCTTGCTTTGGCAGCTACACCACTCGACCACATCGACGCCCCTGGCGCGCAAAGCACGGACGACGGGCTCCAGCTTGATCTTCTCGGGCCTGGTCCCAGCAGCGACGACCACCCTCATTTCCGACTCATCTCCAAAGCTCGACCTTGCTTGCCATCCTTTCCACGCAATCTACGCCTCGCCACCCTTGNCGTCAAGGGATAGCGAGTCCGGGCGGCCTTGAAGGCCGCCCTGACTCGTGGCTGCCTGGACGAGCGCGAGCGCCAAGTCCTCCGTCGTCGCTTCCACCGCCTGCACGACCTGCTCCATCGCATACTCCTTCGCCTCTTCGGGCACGAAATGCTCGACGAGGCAAGCCGCCGCATCGAGGATCGGCACCGTGAGCGCATGGGCCACCTCATGAGCGATCACCTGCTCCCGTTCCTTCGCCTTGGTTGCGAAGTAACCCGGCCTCACCACGAGCGTCGCGTACCTGTACCTCCGCGAAACCTTGATGGCCGCTTCCCCATCCTCGTTCGGGTCGTACTCCACGTTCCAGTAGGTCACCTGCCTGTACGCGAACCTCGCATACTTGCGCAGCAACCGCTCGATCTCCTCGCGTGCCCATTCCCACTCGGGGAAGTCTCCATGAAACCGGATCTCGATCAACTCACTCATACTGCCCTCTACTGATCGGGGACAAGAGCGGGGACATGGGCCGAAAAACGGGCCGTTCATGCCCCATTCCAAGTGATTGCAATTCAACGAGTTGGCAGATCGGGGACATGGGGTTTTCGCCGGGTTTCCCGTGTCCCCGACCTAACCTCTTACCAGCCAACGAGTTAGAAGCGTCGGGGACAGGGTTTTTCGGGGTGTCACTCGTGTCCCCGACTTAAGTACTTCCAAATCAACAACATACGAGTGGGGACATGGGTGCGGGGACAACCCTTATATATATGGATAGGGTTACACCTCNCCACCTGTCCCCACTTCTTCCTTCTTCCGTAGCAGCCCAGGCCAAGGGAACTCGACTCCTTGGTCGCACGCCCTCTGGTACGCCTTCTTCACCGCCTCGAACGTGCTCCCAGTACGTTCCGCCACGTCCCGGAACACGTCGTTCATGGACTGCACGCGCGCGAGCAACTCGGCCCTTTCCTGCGGCGGCACACACCCCGGCCAATAGGAAAGAAGCTGCACATGCACGTTGAGCGGCTCGAAGAACCCTTGCTTCGTGCGAGAAAGCCCGATCTCCTGCACCGGGGACTTGTCGATGCGGGTCTTCCTCACCTTGAGCCTGTAGTAAGGCGCCGACTTGGGCGTATACAGGAACTGAAGCGAACTCGATGCCACGGCTTCCCATTCCTTGGGGCCGCTGAACGCATCCGGGTCATCCTCTTCTTCCTTCTCCCCCTTCCACGCCGGCTTCTTGCGTTGATGCCTGATGAAGACGAACGCCGCTCTCCCGCACGCTCTCCTATACATCTTCACGACCTCGCGCGCTACCTCCGTCACGCTTTTGTGCTTGGGCGCCTCGTATCCATCGTCCGCGGTATCCAGGATCACCGCCACGGGCTGGATTTGGCGCACGAGGTCCTCCAGCTCCTTCTCCTGCTTGTAGATGTCGAACGGGGCGATCTGGTCCCCTCCGTTTTGCTCCGGCACCGGGATGTAGAGTTGCCCTCGAAAGTCCATGCCCTCGCTCTCCGCCCGCTCGATGAGCCTCCTCGTCTCCTCGACGGCCATGTCGAAGGGCAAGTAGATCACCGGCCCCGTCTCATCGATCGGAAAGCCCAACCAAGGCTTTCCGGAAATGAAGGAGTACGCAAGCTGAATCACGAGGGAAGACTTGCCGATTCCCTGTCGCCCGTACAGCATGAGCGACGAGCCGCGCATGAGGAACGGCCTCATGATCCAGGGAGGATTCTCCTCCCTGGATGCCAAGAAGTCTTCGGCCGTAATCAGCCGTAGGGTGGGCATCACCTTCCTCTCTTCTCGTTTTGGTCGTTGCTCCCGGAGTGGAAGCAGCGGACGCACGCGCGTGCGCGGGCGAGTGTCGAGGGAGGCGGCCGGACCGGGAAGGGCGGGTCCATGGAGGGGTGCCTGGCGGGAGCCCGGCCGTCGTGCGCCGCTGCCCCACGGAAGCAACATACCAAACTTAACACCCTTTCGCAAGCCCTGGCCCGCTAGACTTGACAGCCATGGCCGACATCATTATCTTATGGTCGCGCGCGTGAGCCTCCGACGCGCGCGTGTAGGTCTTCATCGGTGTGTTGCCTCCTGACAGGGAGCCGCCGCANTCCGGGCGGCTCCCTCCCCTCCACGCCTCTACACAAAAGCGCACGCGCATCCTGTAGGCCTATCTACTATCGAATGCGAAACCTTGCCCTAAGCGACTTCGGATGGGAGTACCTTCGCCTAGCGGAGACGCACGAATCCCACGACACCGTGGAGATGCGACCCGTCGCCGCGAAAGGCCCGCTCTGGTTGTGGGTTTGCCCTCACTACGAGTGCGCTAGACGCGGCGGCTTTGTTCGCACACCCTCCTCGGTGCAGACTCCGGTTTGCTCCGGAGGTCTACCATGGAGTTTCACCACGCGACCTTATGCCGGAGAGCACACGAAAGAACCGTGACCCGGGCAGGTTTGCTCTTCTGAAGGAAGGCATCCCGCCCAACAAACGTGAGGACATCAAAGACTTACCGCGTTGGGTCAAGACCGCGCTGGTCCGCAAGGAGGTCTACGGCGAAAGCTACAACGACGCGGCCAAGGCGCTGGGGCGTACCGGACGCACGTTGGCGCAGTACGCTTATTCCCCGGCCGGCAAGAGGTGGAGAGAGCAGCTCCAGCGTTGGGCAGACAACCCCGTGGAGCTTGCCAAAGCATACCTCTCCGCCAACGCTCTCAACATCACGCTTGACCGCATCTCCTTCCTGGAAGCCGCCAAAGCCGCAGGCGACTACGAAGCCGGCGACAGGATCGCCCGCGACATCATGGACCGAATCCAGGGACTCGAACGCCGTTCCGCCCAGGCCAAAGGTCTGGACCTCACCAACATGACGATCACGGTCAACCTGGGAGCCGGCACCGCCACCTTGGAACCCACCTTCGCGGAAAGCTCCTACGAAAAAATCCAAGACGCCGACTTCACCGTTGAGTCGTGAGCCAGCTTTCCTTCAAGCCCGGAGACGAGACCTGGCACAAGATCCGCCGTCTTTGCACCGTCTCCGTCCCCGGCAAGCATAGCGCGCTCTACTACCTGAACTCCGTCGTCCTGGGCATGGGTCCTCTCGTGCCCATGACCTACCGGGCGCACCTTGCCATGTGCCTGTTCGCGGAGGGCGCGACCGGCATTCCGGAGATCGACCAGGCGCGCGTCAAGATGGTGCTCGTGCCGCGCGGACTCGGGAAAAGCTCGCTTCTGACCAAGGGCCTCTCTCTCCTCCACCTCCTTTCCCAAGACGATTGGAGCGTCGGCATCGCCAACGAGATCGAGGACAACGCAATCGCATTCCTAGGCTCGATCAAGGCGGAGTTCGAATCGAACGATCTCCTCCGCGCGCTCTGGCCGGAGCGTATCCCCGACTTCGCCACGACGACCTGGCGTTCAGACGAGATCGTAATCAAGCGGGCGAAGCCGAACCCGGTTTCGCCCAGCGTTCTTGCGACGGGCGTGGGCGGCACCGTCACAGGCAAGCACATGAAAAGCTGGGTGCTCGACGACCTCCTGTCGCAGAACGCTGCCGAAGCCGCCTACCGGGGCAACTTCGAGGAAATCGAGAAGGTCAACCGTTGGATCAAGCGCCTCCCTCCTCTTCTCCAGTCTCCCGAACGAGACCCAATCTACATTTTTGGCACGCGCTGGTGGGCCGGAGACACCTACGAGTTCTGCGAGAAGTTCTTCGGCGGCCTCCCGGAAAGCGTGGACTTGCGCGAGATCCCTCCGGACTTCGAGTGCATTTGGTCCCTCACGATACCGCCACAGGTCGTATCGTGGGACTACGACCGGGACGGCAAGGCAGAGCGCGTCGAAATCCCTGGCGAAGTCCAGCACATCCGCCTCTACCGCAGAGGCGACATCGCCGTTTTCAAGCGGGCCGCCATCGACGAAAACGGACGCTCGATCTTCCCCGAGCGGTACACGCTGGAAGAACTCGAACAGATCCAGCGCAGGGACCCGGTTTTCTTCGCCGGCCAGTACATGCTGGAGCCCACCGCAGGCGGAGCCTCCGCCTTCCAGACGGCCTGGCTCAAGACCTACGAGTGGGACGGCCCCAACTTCCTGCGCTTCCAGGACAACGCGGGCAACACCCACACCATAGCAATTCGTGATCTTGCGATCTTCGTCTCCGTCGATCCCGCCTTTTCCGACAAGCACTCCTCCGCGCGGAGCGCGATCCCCGTCGTCGGCACGAACGGTCGCGAAATCTTCCTCCTGGAAGACTTTGCCGACAAGTTCGGCGTGGATGACATCGCCAACAAGGTATGCGACTTCTGCCTTCGCTACCCGGTCCGAAAGATCTTCGTCGAAACCATCGTTGCGCAGGTTGCCGTGGCGGACGCGATCCGCCGTATCGCGCGCGAGCGCGGCATCTCGCTCCCTCCGATCGAAGAGATCCGCTCGCACGGCCAGCAGAAGAAGGAATGGAGGATCTACGGCCTCGAACCTTACTTCCGCAAAGGCATCTTCTATTACCACAAGTCGCACACCCGCTTCCTTGGCGAGTACGCCTCGTTTCCGCTCGGCGCCCTCCGCGACATCCTGGATGCCCTGGCCTTCCAGCGAGACGAGTGGGAGCGCGCGGCCCGCTTCGCCTCGGGCGCCGCAGGGCTTTCCGAGGCGAAGCGCCTTGCGGCCGAACAGGCCGCGATCGAGCGCGTGCGCAGGGCCTGGGGACCGAGAAGGCGCCTCGGCTGACGCCTCGGCTGACGCCTCCCAAGGAGGCGTCAGCCGACTTGCGCTCCCATGTACATTTACATAAGCAGGATTATCCTACCTCTCCTTCCCTCTTGCCCATGGCGAAAAAGCTCACCGCACGCAAAGCCAAGAAGATCCTCAAAGAAGGAGAAGTTCACGGCAAACCCCTGACCGAACGCCAGCGCAGGTTCTTCGGCGCCGTCGCGGGCGGACAGAAGCCCGGCAAGAAGAAGAAGTCCTAAATGCCAGTCCTCCAACCCATCTCCTGGAACTCCCGCCGCAAGGACGAATTTCGCAACTTCCTCCAGTTCGAACTCTCGAACACGATCGGGGACCGCGCCGAACTGGAGCGCAAGTGGGAAAACTGGATCATCCAACATCGTGCCGCCCTTCCAAGCGGCACGAAGGACTTCCCCTACGTCGGCGCATCCGACATCGAAGTTCCGCTCACCGACATCCATTACCAGCCCGTCTACGCGGACTTCATGCAGACGCTCCACGCGCCGGAGGACTACTGGACGGTTACCGCGCGAAGGGCGGACCGCGTGGACCACGCCAACGCCGTAAGGCGCGGCCTCACGGCCGTGGAGAAGCATTTCATCAAGATGCGCCGCGTGAACATGCGGCGCTTCATCGACCAGATCCTCCTCGGCACGGCCGTCGTCAAGAACCGCTGGCACGCCGAACGCAAATCCGTCCGACGCTACACGCCGGACGGATCTATCGAAAAAGCACTGCACCGCGTCTCCCAGCCGCGCATCGAGCACGTCCCGCTCCAACGCTTCTACTTCCCTGCGGACGCCTGGTCCATCGACCCGGACGCACCCGGCGGCGCTCGCTGGCTCGCCCAGGAGTTTTTCGTCACGCCCTCCCAGCTTCGCGTGTGGGCCAACGGCGCGGACCAGCTTCCCGGCTTCGACCGCGACGCGCTCGCGCGCGTCATCCGGTTCGTCGAGGACAAGGAGCGCCCCGTGGACCAGGTGGTCCGCGAGGAGCAGAGTTTCAAGCCGTTCCACGACCAGAAGATCAGGGTTTTCGAGGTGTGGGCGCGTTTCGACGTGGATGGCGATGGCGTGGACGAGGACGTGACGGCGATCTTCCACCTGGAGTCGCTGGAAATCCTCCGCTCCCTCCATAACCCGTTCTTCCACGGCAAGTGGCCGTTCCACGTCACACAATTCCTGCCTTCGTTCGGCATCCTGGGGATCGGACTCGCGGAACTCGACGAGTGGGCGCAGGAGACGGCTACGAAGCTTCTCAACGCCCAAATCGACAACGTTCTCCTTGCCAACACCCGCATGTTCGCGGCCCCGCTCGGATCGAACATCCAGCCGAACGAGCCGATCTACCCAGGCAAGGTCTGGCTCTTGGGTCCGGACGAGAAGATCCAGGAGATTCGCCTGAGCGAGGTTTATCCCTCGCTCCCCACGGTCTTCCATCAGATCCTCCAGATTGCGGAGATGCGGACCGCCGTCTCGGAGATCCGACAAGGCAACCTCCAGGGGCTCCCGTCGCGCACGCCGGCAACCTCGCTCCTCTCGATCCTCCGCGAAGGCAACAAGCGGTTCGACATGATCCTCACGAACGTGCGCGACACGGACTCGGAGATCGGGCTTCGCGTCCTCCAGAACCTCGCACAGCACTTCCCCGACGACCAGGAACGCTGGATCGCCTTCTTCATGCAGGCGCTCGGAGAGCGCGACGCGCAACTATTCCTCGAAGTCCTGGCCTCCTCCGTCGCGGACATCGAGGAATCCTTCGGCGTCAGCGTGACGGCCACGTCCGCGCAAGTCAACAAGGAAGTCGAGAAACAAGCCTTCATCGGCCTGCTCCAGATCGTGGGGCAAGTGGGCGCCCAACTCGTGCAAGTCGCGCAACTTGCGCAGTCGAGCCAGCCGGGCACCCCGATCTACGAGACCTCCGTCGCGCTCTACTCGGGAGGCGTCGAGTTGTTGAAGCAACTCCTTGCCCGCTTCGACATCCAGAATCCATCCGAGTACCTTGGGAACATGGAGGCGATTGCCAATGCCCTCCTTGCCCAGGCGCAAGGCGGGAACGCCGCTACCGCCGCGTTGGCAGGCCCGTTGGGCGTGCTCGGCCCCGCAAGCGGAGTGCCTCCGCAGATCCTTGGCCCAAACCAGATCGTAGGGCTTTTTGGACTATGAAAAGCAAAGGCAAGCAGTCAACTACCCCCGGCTGAAGCCGAGAGCTTGTCCCTGG